GGTTCTTTGGATATGGATTTTCCAGAGGACATGTATTCAAACAAATCCACTTGTCTCTTGCTCAGAACTCCCTTGCATAAACTCTGGCCAAAGGCCGGCGCAAACACCCTAACCTGGATATATCACTCTCTTTCCGAAGACGAGCCGTAACACCGAATTAAATCGATCAACCAGGGACCTGACTACCACGTCAGGCTAATTAGAGGATGCCCACTAACAAAAGTTTAGGGCGAGCATATTTGAGACAATCAGTATAGAAACGGAACCATTTCATAATCGGGGAAGTCTGTGAATCTTGCGACATAGCAGGACCTTCCACAGTGTGATGACAGCAGGCTACAATGCCAAACTTTATTACTAGCGGCCCTAGGCGGGGTCGACCGTACCACACACACGATTACAAAACTGTGTTTCATTCCGTAACACACACGACTGGACATTCGGAGAAAAGGTGACTCAATCACAGACGAGTCCATGAGAGGCCACCCTGCCCTTGCGGGTCAGGTCTCCTATCCTTCAGTTAAGGGGTGAATTTCTATTTCCCCAGTGCATAAGTCCCTTCCAGTCAGGACGCCGCACAATTACATTACAAAAATGTATGAAATGTATCTAGAGGATTGCGCAAGCAATATTATCTATTTTCTTTTCAGAAAGCATTTCCTCCTCAGTCACAGGCTTTAGGTCCTCATCACCATGATGAACTTCAAGCGCTTCACGCCACAAGGCTGCGTTTCTACGCAGTTGTTTCTTAAACCTAAGACCTTGTGCCAGACTGTGTGTACTTTTCTCACCTGAACCTCCCTCACGGAAGAGTTCATTGAAATCTCTGTAGAAGAGTAACTCGATTGTTGCATATTTGTACAACTTTTTATACTGGTCCTCCAAATTAGACGAGAGACCAGACCCGGGACTTCTAAATTCTAGATAGTCCACCTGAAGTGCCTTGCTGAAACCTAATCGTTCCATCACAAGTTCGTGCATCTGCCATTCAGCAGACATCGACAAGTTCACTGACTTACCTTTCGATAGCCAATACTTCTTCACTAAAGCCACACCAACGCGTTCGCGGTACCTCTTTCGAGTATTAAGGTGTGCGGGATCGGGATACAATCCTATTCCCCCGGCCCAACTGGGCACGAACCAAGGGATCCCCCTAACGATAGGGGCAGAGAGTGAGTCTTTCTGTAGAGATAAGAATCTACTACTTACACTTCTCCAATATTCTTCAGGGCACGTTGCCTGAAGCATACAATGCAGGGTACCAAGTTGCCCAACATCAACCTTCGAGTCCGAACCCCCGGATGATCGTTTAAGACCATACAGAAGTCCTAGATTTATGTACTTGCGTTCAACCCATTGATGGGTCTTCCGGACCAAGTCTAGACCTGTACCTGAGTCGCTTTGATGAGCTTCCCAAGGATCCGTTACCTCTATTCTGCGAGGAAC